AATTGACCCCGTCGGAACAAGTTTAATGCAATCGTCAGGGGGTATGAACATAACGTCTGAAGCATACACAATGTATAATTTAACACCCGATGAGCTTAGTGCAAAGGGAAGTAGTGGTCGTCGACAGATGTATAATTACGTTTCGGCAAATGATGAAGTTATTAGTATTAATACTCCACCAGACACTTATCAACCCGATAAAATCGCTGGTGAAGTTACGGTGGATACATTACAGCAAAAAAGAATGGACGAGATACAACTTCAAAGATAACAGTTTTTATTGATATAGACCCTGATTACCTTCGTCTCCTCGTTCACCTTGAATCCCGTCTTCACCTTGAATTCCTTTTTCGCCTTGAATTCCTGGTTCACCTGTTTCGCCAACAGGGACTTTAACGTCTATCGTCTGATTAAAAGCGTCACCTGATATTGAAATATCATATGTAGTTGAATCTGGTTTATCTGCTTCCTTATATTCATATGTAATTCCGATTATGCGATGCACTAGGGAATCTTCTAAATCATTTTTTAAATTTGTTAATTCTTCGATTTGTTTGTTCAAATTATCCAATCGCGTTTGAATCTTTTTCGCATCAATCAGATTTGCTGCGGGAAATACCATAGAATTTCCGGTATAATTCTCAACGATAATATTATTTGTTTTATTTTCATATATGGATATTGTGTAAAATATAATTATAAACATGATACATAGGGCAAAAATAATAATAATATCTGGTGTATACTTCATTTATAACAGTTTTGTATATACATAACATACAAAACTATTTCATTTTATTCATCTATCAAATATAGTTGGTAATTTTGGATTGCCTGTAGGTCCGGTAGGTCCTTGTGAATTGACCGAACTGCCGTTAAAGCCGGGTATTCCCTTCTCACCCATTTCTCCTTGTTCGCCATCTGGTCCATTTGGAACTAACATTGTTAAGTATTGAACAGGAGCAACACCAGGAGTCATTTGGTCTACTTTATACTGTAATAACATGGAACCACCTAAAGACGATGGACCTAATGTAACACCAGACTCCTCTAACTGTAATATATTTGGATATGTTTCAATATATTTTTGAATAATTTCAAGACGTTTCATTAATGATTCAATATATAAGGTTGCTGACTGGTTCCATTGTTGAGCCATATTTAGCATTACCGGGTCATATGTGGGTTGAATAGGTCTTTCTGGTCGACATGGTGTATTCACCGCTTTAGCTTCGGCCTCTTGCCATGCATTAAACATATCTTGCCACTTGTTACATGAATTTTGTGCACTATCCAATATAGCATTACCGGCTGTTAATGTATTACCCGGAATAGCTTCCGAAACCTTTGTCCACAATTCATTTAATTGGTCATATCCTTTGGGATAATTATAGCCATTTGGCCCTGCCTGAGTGATTACTGACTTACATGTATCCTGTGCATTCGCATATTTATCAGATATACAATATGGTAACTGGTTTTCGGGGGAAATACTAATTAAAGTCGAATTATTACTGCAGTCGTTATATACACTGGCTATGTTTTCCCCCATCAACTTGTATGTGTTTAGAATTGAATATTTACTTAAATTAGCATATGATGGATCATCTTTATTTGGTGTATTTTTATAATTCCAACCATAATAATTGTTTAATGTTGTATCGACAGCGGTAGCAGTTTTTTTCTGTGGAGCAGAAGGTGATAAATTTGCAACTATATTATTTGAAACAGTTTTTATTGGTAATAGGCCGTTACTAAAATTAAGTGCGGTATTTACCATGCCGCAATCAGCAGAACCAACTGAAGAAGATGCTACTGGTAACATTGAATATTCATTTTCACAATTAGTTTCTGTTAGGGCATTTATACTGTTCTTAATGTTTGTTACAGATTTCGTTCTAGCGGACATCTGATTAAAAAATTCATAGTTTATATTGTAGGTCCAAGCGGTGAATACACGCCAGATCCAATAATTATGCTGTTCAACATCAGTGATATAATTCGGCAACCCATTCGCTAAACTTGTAAGTTGAGTCATATAAGTAGAGTATGATTTAGCATCCATATAATTTTTGCGCTGTTTTAATAATGTTAACACAGATTTATAAAAAGTATTAAATTGGTTACGAGTATTCCTCTCGCGTGCCTCGCCATTTGTTATGTCTGAATAATTATGTGTACGTTTATCAGGTTTAGGAGGAGGGGGTGAACTGGAACCACTTCCCATTTATATTGTATTGATGTTTTATTTTTTAACATCTCCGCGCATTCCATAATAACCAGGTTGTCCTTGAATACCGGGTATACCAGCTTTTCCCGATGGTCCCTGAACCCCCTGTTTTCCAGGTATACCCTGTAGACCTTTAGCACCAGAAATCATTTGAATACTTATATTTGGATTCGTTACGGAACCACTTAAATCAAAAATTGCTCTTGTAGTAGAACCATCGATTGATGATATAAATGTAGGTGAATTATCACATGTAAATGTAATCTTATAACGTTTTTCTAAATCACTAATTATCTTTTCTAAAATTTCGATTTGCGTTTGTTGTGCTTGTATTGATTGATTCAATGTCCTAATTTGGGCGTTCGCCTGCGATGGTTTAAGTGGTGGTGGACATTTCAAATTTTGGATTCGAGCTTTTTCACTAGCCGGCATTGTAGTAGGTGTCTTAACATTTGCAAATGTTAACGATTCTGAGTCAGTTGAAGACATTATTCTATATATAAATAAGACAGTTTTTAACTGTATGTATTACCCCCAATAAGACCTCGAATTCCCTTTTTGCCCTGTTCACCTTGAACACCTTGTTCACCTTGAACACCTTGTTCACCGGTTATACCAGGTTTTGGTGGCGAAAGTTTGAAATTTAATTGAATATTGTCTGGATAATTACCTCCAATAGTAATCCCCGGTTCATCGGACGATGAACCAGATGTTGAAACAGTTCCAATGGTAAATTTTAAATTATTTAATCTATATTGCATCTCTGTAAACTGTCGTTCAATGGATTGGATTTTTACGTCTAATAAATTATAATTAATATTGTTCGGAGTATAAAATTCTAAATTCTTGTGGGCACTATTTAAAGATTGTGCTAAAGGCGATGTGCTAGGTATTTGAGAATAGCTATTTTGTGAATCACTAATTGAAGCAGGTGAGCTACTAATTGAAGCAGGTGAACTATCTTCGTAAAGTGAATATCCTTCTTTATTTTTGCATATTACAGTTATGAATATAATTACAATAATGCATAATGCTACAATCGAATATGTATACATTGATATACATATTCATACGATTAAAGTTTGGTAATATCGGCATTCTATGTTGATGCACCCCATTTTCCTTGGTCTCCCGTTTCACCTTGTTTTCCTGTATTACCTTGGTCACCGGGTCCTCCTTGGATACCTTGGATACCAGCTGCGCCGTCCTTTCCTTGGGGTAAAATTATATCCATACTCCATTCTCCTGTGTAGATTGGAAGATTTGTAATAGAACTTATTGTTTCGACTACTCCAGTGTTAATTGTAATACCCACATCTTCAACATTAGGGGTTTGAGAAACAGAGTTAATTTTAATATCGCCTATACTAACAGGTATTTTTATATTGATATCTTCAATCAAATTATTACATATATTAATCTTTGTTTGAACGTCTTGTAATTGTGCATCGAACGTCATTTGATTGATACCACTGCTAATGTTCTTGTTTGCAATGGTTTGGTCCGCTTCTGAAACAGCAGGGCCAGGGGCAGGCGTGTTCCCTTCATATATAGGAAATAATGCATCTTTGTTCGTAGCAAACAATATGACGATAATTATTACTAAAATTACTACATAGGATATTTTATCTGAAAACATCTTTGGTTATGCGTATTATATATATTAATGCAATATATATAAAAATATAAGGTTACTTATTTTAATGTCGGCAGACAAATCTACATTATTGAAAACTTTCAATACTCAATTTTTCGCTCTTTTAGATGATATTTTGCTAATTTTCCCGGACAATCTTGATATCGCGGCAGGGCGAAAGTCATTTGAAACGATAAAGCGAGCGAATCCTACAATCATTATAAAAGTATGGATGACTCATGTATATACCCCATATCGTCAATCAATTGACGACGGAGATATTGAATATTTTATTAACAAAGACTATGGTTCTGACCTAAATAGCATGTCCAATGTGCAAGACGTTATGAAAGTCATTGATACTATACGTGAACCGATTCGTTCCATGGATGATGTAAATAAAGGACATACAATCAAATATATTCAAATATTAAGCAAATTATCCGAAATGTATTCGAAGGTATAAATATATTTCACCATAATAGTTTACAACTACTCATTGATTAGTTGTAAGCTTTTTAATAAATATGTAATTACTTACATTTCTACTAATGTTTCATACTTTTTATCAACATCACTTATTGAAATCGTTGATACAAATTCAGATATCATTGGAAAAATAGGTTGGATTGCCTTCGCACATTCAATTGCAATATCACTATGCTCCTTTTGAGTCCCATTTGCATGACGTAATGATATATAATGAACCCATGAACGTAATGTTCCATTCATATACATTTTCGTTGTGGTCATTCCTTCCGGTAAAACTGCTCTAGCCTGTTCTTTCGCAATACCATTTTCCAATGCCCATGTATATGCTGTTTGAGCATGTTCAGCAAGACTATTTTGCTGTTTAGTCCACTCTTGTTCTAAATCAGTGTTGTTTGTTTTAATACTGTTTTGTCTATTTTTCTTATCCTGCAACCTTGCTTCTTTACATTCAAAACCTAAATCAGCGACGGCATATCGTTGCGAAAATTCTTGAAAAGAAAATGAACGATGTCGAAGTATTTGTCGTGCTATGTCACGAGTCGTTTCGATTTCTAGACATACATTCACCATTTCAAGAGGCGACCAATGATTGTTTTTTATCAAATACCGAACCAATTTTTCGTTTGTTTGTGTGTTATTTTGGTTCGCGGGATTCGACACGCGAGCACAATAGGCAATTACATCAAGCAATGATTGCGATTCGTCGGCGGTTTTTGTATAACTGATTAGTTTCACAGGCATATTGTATTATAGAGACCAAACACTTTATATTGTATTTTGTATATTGTATTTTGACTGAAATTATTCATTCAAAATCCTGTAATTAAGCTCCCTATGAGAATCGAACTCATGACCACTACCTTACAAGGGTAGCGCTCTACCTCTGAGCTAAAGGAGCATATGTGTAAACTACACAATATAGATAAATACTTTTTTTTGTTATTTTGGACGCAGAACAAAACGTTTTTCATAAAATAATGAATATAATATTTCGCAAGGTGGTTTCGACATTATATAATTGCGAATCACTTTGCGAGTGATTGTTACCCGTGTTTTCGAAATGGACGGTATATAAATCTCGCGATGTATTGCATTTATATATCTGTCGTATTTTTCCGATACTTTTGTTACGTTGCGCCATACAAATTTCACTAAATAAGCTGTATGTAGATTTTCTATAAATTCGTCATAATGTTCTTTGAATCTATAAAACATTTTACGAAATAGTGGAACTGCTATCACATACGATTTCACTAGGTCTATTCTCCGTAAACACAAATAATGGTATACAAAATGAGGATCTAGTTTAAATAGTTTTAACAATGACGTGTATGTCGGATGGTAAAATACACTTCGTTTACCGCTCGACATATGAGTCGCAACATAACCAGGGATTGTTTTCGTTTTATCATCTAGAACCGAAAGGTGTTTATGTAAATCATTGTATTCATTTACCTGCAATTGTCGTGGAAAAAGTATTGGTGTATTTTGTAAAAACTCCCATGATTGAAAAATACCGTGGGGGATTGATGTAGCAGACCTATCTTTTCGATTTATATCGTATACAGCTACTAGATATAAAGATGCGAATTGTATAGGATAGATAATTGGATTATCCGGGTGTCTCAGGACAAATGAATACGAGTATTTCTTCTGAAAATAGGAAAGTGCTTCGATATTCATTATTTTATTACCTTTTGTGCAAAATGCATCCATAAACATAGATAGAATAGTTTGATTACTTTTTTGTTTGGGCACATTTTTGGAAAAAAATCCATATTCTCCCCCGACTGCCCCTTTTGTAGCAATTTCCCATTTATTATATCGATAATCGTAAAACAAATTTATCATTAATCCTTCAATAAATTCATTTACATAAACGTCTGACCATTTATAATTGAATTGTTCGATAAATAGAGCATTTGTTATAGATCTTCCAGGTGAATATGAAAGTAAAATATGTCCTGGGTGTGAATATATTACGGACCGACATTGTTTAATTTCATCACTTTCATCGAAACAAATGAAATCTTTGTCGTAATTCAATATATTATAAGAAGCACCCGATTTTGTCTGGTAAATTCGTGATTTTATTTTAGAGCACGGATTCGTGTTGCAATTATATGATACAAAATTTT